TCTACTTTTTTGAAAAGTAGAAAGGTTGTTTTGCTCTACTTTTTTGAAAAGTAGAAAGGTTGTTTTGCTCTACTTTTTTGAAAAGTAGAAAGGTTGTTTTGCTCTACTTTTTTGAAAAGTAGATTTTTGGTTTTACCTTTTTCTAAAAGGTAAAAAAAATAAAATAACAATACATATTATACATAATGAAAGAAATTACATTGGAAGCATTCAAACAATTGCCAAAAAGAGGACCATATTCAGGAAGAAGTTTAAAACCAGGTACTATGTATTATATACACGATACAAGAAATTCTAGTAATCCTGTTTACATTGGAACATATGTAGGACCAGTAAATTATTATGGTGATCATGCTACAATGGTTAATTATAAATTTGAAAATGTTAGGTATTTAGTAAAACCTTCAAATTATCGCAATGAACCAGGAACAATTTACGGTAACGTACATAAATATTATGAAGTGTCTCTAGAACCTACATCTATAGATATAAAACATAAGAAAACTACTATAAAAGAATTAAAGTCTTTTATAAATGAAAAAAAAGCGGAACCACATGATACAACACCTCCAATATCATTTATGGGAAAAGATTATAGAAAAGTACGAGATAAGTTTTATAATAAATCGCGTTCATCATCTTCTAGTAACTCAAAGCGAAATTCATCTTCATCAAGAAAACGTTCAAATAAATCATCGTCTAGAAGATCATCTTCGTCAAGAACGTCTTCCTCTTCTTCACCAAGAACACAATCATCGTCTAGATCATCATCTTCGTTTAGAAGAGGGACAATGAGATCAAGAAGATTATAATAGTTTTAAATTTAATAAATATCATGTTTGTCTTTCAACCATGATTTTAAAACATCAATATCACATGTTTTATAATCTTCTTCAAATCCTTTCAATGCAAAAAACTTGGGTTTTTTCATTTTTGATGTTTTGAAAAATATGTAATCTCCTTTTTTACTTTTTCTAATACTTATGTTTGTTGAAACTTCTCTCACCATATTACTTCCTTCTTCTAAAAATGGGATCACTTCTTCCAATTGTATACTTTCTATTGGTCTATTTCCTAATTGTTTCAAAGTTTTGGATAGTTCTCCACAGGTGACATAGAGGCCAAATTTCCCTTTTTTTAATATGACATCATTGTCATCAAATTTTCCTAGATTGATTTGATTAGCCTCTTTTGCTGCTTTGGTAGAGTCATTATCTATTAATTCTTCCAATGTATAGTTTCCTTGTTCCAATTTATCCAAGTCTATTTCAATATCTTTTCTAATAGGTTTGTAGGTTGTTGTTTTTTTACCATCAACTTTTTCTATACATTTTATAACAGGACCATATTTTGCTATAGTATAAAAATGTATATCATCTATTTGTATTTCAAATTTGGATTTTTGTGTTTCTTTTACTTGTGTTATAATAGTATCTAATTTGTCATTGCATCTTTTACATAATTCTGTCCAAACGTATTCTCCTTTTGATATTTTATCAAGATCTTCTTCCATTTCTCTCGTAAAATCATAATTTAGTAGCTCAATAAAATGTTTATCTAAAAATTCCATTACTATTTTACCTAACGGTTGCAATACTAATTTATTTTTTTCATTACCAAATTCTCGTGTTGACTCTGCTTCAATAATTTCATCATTTTCTAATTCATAATCTTTAACTGTTAATGTTTTCCCCTTTACATCTTCTTTTTTAACATAACCTCGTTCTTGTATCTTGTCTATCAACATAGAAAAAGTAGAAGGACGACCTATTCCTTTTTCTTCTAATAATTGTACGAGTCTTGCTTCTGTATAATGCATTTTAACATTTTTTATTGTTACTTTACTAATAACCTTATTGTATTTCATAGTCTGGTTTTGTTTAATTGTTTGTAAATATTGAAATTCTTTACTATCAGTTGAAAATTTATTTTTCACTATTTTCCAGCCAGGAAACACAATTAATTCATTTGTATATTGAAAAACAAGGGAATTGTATGCTTGAATTTGCGCTTTTACTGAATTATATGTTGCCGCAGCCATACAACTTTCCAATGTATTTTCCCAAATTAACTTATACATCTTTCTTTCCCTTGGGTTCACTTTTTCTGGCAGTTCTTTGAGATAAATTTTGGTAGGTCTTATTGCTTCGTGAGCTTCTTGTGCTAAACTGTCTTTTGACTTTTGTTGTGATTTCTGCGATTGTTTATTTTTTTTGTTGGTTTGTTTTTCTTCTCCTTCTACACAACAAGAGAGAAAACCAATGTTTTCATTTATGTATTTATCTTCATAATTATTTTGAATGTGTTTTTTGACACTTTCTATAAAGTCAGCACTATATTTTTTACTATCTGTTCTCATATAAGTAATATAACCTCCTTCGTACAAGGTTTGACATAATTTCATTGTCTCTTTTGGAGAAAAATGACACTCATTACTTGCTACTTGTTGCAATCTACTTGTCGTAAAAGGTTCTGGCGGCTGTTTATATACCTTTGTTGGTTGTGAACAATTATAAATATGACTATGATCTGCCGTTCTATCTAAAAACTCTATCGTATCATCTTCTTTTTCAAATTGATGATTCAATTCAAAAGGTAGATTCATATTAGTGAAATAACCTGTCGTATTAAATACTTTTTTATTATCAGCATTATCTATTTCTTTTTGGTTGTCATAAACCAATCGTAGCGCTGGTGTTTGACATCTACCCGCCGAAAGTGATTTTTCCGAATTTTGAGATATAAATTTCCACAACATAGGTGTTATTTTAAAACCAACTAATAAATCCAATATTTGTCGCGATTGTTGTGCATGAACCATATTCATATCAATCGTTCGCGGGATTTTAACAGCTTGTTGTAATGCTTTTTCAGTTACTTCATTAAAAACAATACGTTTTGTTGTTGACGGTAAGTTGAATAATTCTAGTAAATGATATGCAATCCCCTCACCTTCCCTATCATTGTCTGTCGCTATGATGACCTCATCCGCATTTTTAATTTCTTTTCGTAATAGGTCTATTTGCTTTTTCTTCAAAGCATTGTTTATAATTTGATAAGTAGGTTTGAAACCATCTTCTATTTTAATATTGGAGAGAGAAGGGAGCTCTCTCAAATGACCAAAACTTGCAATGCATTTATATCCTGGTCCTAAATATTCTTCAATCTTTTTACACTTTGCAGGAGATTCTACAATTAAAAGAGTTTTTGTAGTTGAATATTTTTTTGACATATGTTATTTATTATTTATAATAAATAACATTTAACCTTTTTCAAATTATAATTATTATGATAACAATTTAAAAATTTATAGATATAAAAATAAATAATAACATCATGATCGTAAAATATTATTATTTATTTTTATTATTTCCATTATTCACACAATGTTTTTCTTATATTCATTTAATTGATAGAACCATTGCGTCTTTTGAAGAGAAAAACATCCATACAAAATCATGTAAAAATTGTAAATATTTTATAGAAAATGAAACATATGAGTTTAGCAGGTGTTCCAAATTTATGAAGCCTAAAAATAGAAATAGGCAAATTATTGGACAATATTATAAACCACCATTGGTTCATTATATAAGATCTAACAACACTAATAACACTAATAACACTAACAACACTAACAGTGGTTATAATACCTATAGAGCATTACAATTATTTTATTTAGCTGCGACTTGTAGAAATAATGAAATCTTATGCGGAATAGATGCAAAATATTACGAACGAAAGTTTTTTGATATTTATTGATTTATTTGTTAATTTTCTTGAATTGTTTCCAATTGATTTGAACAGATGGTTTTGACGGTTGTTCCTCTTTGTTGTTGGTTTTATTTTCTTCGTCTAATTTTTCAGCCTTTTTCAATGCACTATCTACATATAATTTTTTCAAAAGTGTTCCTACTTGAAATGAACCTTCATGTTGGTCAAGGTGTCCATCCTCTATTTTTTTTAATACATCTAAAAATTGATGCAATATATGAATATCAATTTCATCTTTCCTAACTTTGTTATAAATGTCAGTGTAGTATGTAAATAAAAAATTACATTCATTCATGCATTCAAAATGTATTTTATCTGGATCATTGCGATATTTAGCTTTAATTAATACCATATTATTTAAATCATTTCTTAATATAACGCTATGTTTTAATCTACGTATTGATTCGGTTTGATCTTCTACGTTATTCGCGGAAATCATCTTTTGTAGATGTAGTCTTTGTTTTTCGTCCATTGTATCCATTATCTTTATTGTATATATCTTAAATAAGAATAATTATTTTTAAATTGAACTCAATTTAAAATATTATTATTTATATATGAGTAATAATATTAGTAGTAATACAAGCAATAATGTTCCTGGTTTGTTATTGCCTACTCAAAAAGGAATGCTAGCAGGTAATCCAAGAGATTCAGCCATCGCAGAATCTAATGCAGCAACTTTAAAACTACAATCTTTGCGAAGTATAGGAGGAGGTAGATATTTGAAAAAAAAACGTGGAGGCGCTGCTGCCATACCAGTTGCTCAATTCAATATGCAATATACTCCACAAGGTGGTCCTGATCAAGTTCCAAACAGTATTATTCAACAAAATGCTAGTATTGGTACACAAAATGCTGCTAATTCTGTTTTTGACAAATATGCAACGCAAATGGGTGGATATTCTGCTGTACATATGAATACAAATACAAATCAATATCAATGGGGATGTTATAGTGGAGGCAAAAAATATAAAACAAATAAAAAAAAAGGAATGAAAATGAGCAAAAAAAAGAGAACTAGTAGACGTTCTACAAAAACTAAAAAACTTAAAATAAATAAAACCAGAAAATATAGAAATTCAAAACATAAAAAATAACCAAATTATTCAAATAAATAGTGAAAAAATTTGAATAATTATATAATAATAATATAAGTTAATACTCTTATAACTATGCCATCAGGAAAAAATTGGGTAAATTTTATATATATAAATTTAGCATTTGCGATATTCATTGCAGCAGCATTTTATCTTAATTCAATGCAAGAAATTAAGAAAAATTGGCCTCAATATAGATGTAATCCATTGTATATGCCATTGTCAGATAATGTTGAAAAAGATTTTATTTACTGCATTCAAAATACCCAATCTAATTTTATGGGTTATTTATTACAACCAATAACTTATATAACAAGTTCTTTAACTGGAACATTATCTAGTTTTACAAATGAAATAAATATGGTTAGAGCAATGTTTAACAAAATAAGAACCTTTTCAGTTTCTATCATTCAATCTGTTTTTGGAGTATTTTTAAATTTAGTTATTGAATTTCAAAGAATAACAATTGGGATTAAAGATATAATGGGGAAGACAATTGGTATTATAGTTACTCTTATGTACGTAATTGACGGAAGTGTTAAAACTATGAATAGTGCATGGAATGGTCCTCCAGGACAAATGGTGAGAACACTTGGTAAATGTTTCCATCCAAATACAAAATTAAAATTAAAGGATGGAACTATTGTAGAAATCAAGGATATTCATTTAGGTGCCGTTTTAGAAAATGGTAGTATAGTTGAATCTACTATGAAAATAGACAATACAAAAGATAAAATACCGTTTTATATAATCAAAGGAAATGGTGTTGATAACGAAGACATTTATGTTACCGGGTCACATTTAGTATATAACACAAAAAAGAAACAATATATTAGAGTTGAAAACTATGAAAAAGCAGAAAAATGCGATATTCAAACAGATTGGTTCAGTTGTTTAATTACAAATGATCATAATATACAAATTGGTAATGAGATCTTCTGGGATTGGGAAGATCATTTTATCAAAACTTTTTTAGCATAAATATAAATTTGAAAATGAAATCAATATTATCCATATATTATATATATAATTATAGAATATATGGATATAACAGATATAGCAAATAAAGGGTTAGATAATATTAAAAAAAAATATGACAATTTATCTTATTTTGATCATTATGGAGGCTCATTAATTCTTTTTATTATAATTACAATTTTATTAGTGTTTTTAATAACTTCTTGTATTGCTCTTACAAACATAAAAAAAATAAAAGAAGATTGGGCAATTCAACGATGTAAACCACATGTAATTCCTATAGCAGGCTTTATCAATAAACCAGATAATATGAGCTTTAATGAATTTACTAAACAAAATTTTGATTATTGTATGCAAAATATATTAAAGTCTATCTCTGGTAATGCTCTAGAACCAATATCTTTCATAACAAACTCAAGTACAGTACTAGTGAATTATATGAAAGATGCTATCAATGATAGTAGGGCAATGTCAAATAAAGTGAGAACTTTTTTCATTACAGTGGTTAAAGAAATTATGGGTAGATTATTAAATGTTATAATTCCCATACAAGAAATTATCATAAAATTCAAAGATTTTATGGTCAAAGTTCAAGGGACAATGGTTACTGGTGTATTAAGTACATTAGGTGTAATGTATACATTAAAGTCTGCTTTAGGTTTAATTGTTAAATTTATTATTACAATTTTAATAGCTTTGGCTGCAATGATTTTTATTTTTTGGTTATTTCCTTTTACATGGGGAACTGCTATAGCAAGTACAGCTACATTTGTTGCTATATCTATACCTTTGGCAGTAATATTAACATTTATGACCAAAGTAATGGGTATTGACACTGGATTATCAATTCCAGGATTAAAAACACCCAGTTTGAAATGTTTTGATAAAAATACTAAATTAAGGATGAATGACGGAAATTGTAAAACAATTAGTGAACTAGAAGTAGGAGAACAGCTTAGTAATAATACTTTGATTACATCAAAAATTGTGGTAGAAAGTAAAGGTTCAATTATGTATAGTTTGAATGATGTTGTGGTTTCAGATTCTCATATTATAAAACACGATAACAAATGGATACGCGTAGATGAACATCCTAATGCCATTAAAATAGAGAATTACAGTGAACCTTATTTATATTGTATTAACACTGAAAATAAGATTATTGAAATTAATAATATTATATTTACTGATTGGGATGAAATTTACGACGATGAATTAGATAAAATTAAAAATGTGAAAATAAAAAATGTAAAGTTCAATTTTAACAAAACCCTCAACTATAGTATGGACGACTTAATTGTAAATAATTTAGATATACATAGATATTTAGACGGAGGTTTTGAATATCATACAGAAATCAAATTAAAAAATGGAGTAATAAAAAATATTAAAAATGTTTCTATAGGAGACGTTCTTGAAAATGGAGAGAGAGTTTATGGCTATGTTGAAATAGATGGGTCAAATTTGATTGAACAAGCTATTTATAATTTAGCAAAAAATAGATTCATCAATGGTGGGTCAAATTTGAATATTTGTGATAAAACATTGGGGCTTACTTCTACTTTGGATTTAGATAAAAAATATAAAAATTTTAAGATAGAAAATAAAAGAGACGATAAATTATATCATTTATTAACCGATTGTAAAACTTTTAATATAAACGGAATCAAATTTTATGATTATAATTCTTGTATTGACCTTTTTTTAGATAAATATAGAGCAAAATTATTATCTATGAAATATGTATAATGGATATTTCTATTTTCGGTTTTAAATTTAATTTGGAAGTATTAATTCTAATTGGTGTTGTTTATTTAATTTTAATTTTTCATACTCTTTGTGGATGTGTAAATGTGTTTAAAAAAAAAGAAGGAATGGAAAATAATAATTTAACACAACCATTCCCTGCACCAGCTCTCCCTGATAATGTTGATCTTCCTGACAGCGCTGAACCAGTGCCTGCATCAAGTAGTGCTAATTCTACATCAAGTGGATCAAAAAAAAATGCTGGTAAAGAATCATTTGTAGGTGCTAACACCAACTACGGTGAATCTGCTTCTTACCCACTTACACAAACTACCTATTTGGATACAACTAAATGGGGAGGACAAGACCTAACTATCTTCCCTGGAAAGCCTATTCCAAAAGCCGCTCAAGCTATTATTGATCGCCCTAATCAAACATTGCCTCTACCAGAAGGCCAACTCTCCTTGTTTGATAATATGCCATTCAGTCCTGAATGTTGTCCGACTGCATTTTCGAGTAGTATGGGCTGTGCATGTATGAATTCCTCCACATATAACTACTTGATAACTCGTGGTTCAAATAATGTTCCTTACTCTGAATATTAAATTAAATTATATTGTGTAAACCCTAAATACTTAATATTTTTATAAATAAGTATTTAAGTGCGTCGTCTAATTGACTTTCTTTTTCTACAAAATGAACGCTTGGTTCCGTGTGCCCAAAGACACTTTTTTTTAGAAGTTTTACAAGTTTTATTTTTTCTTCCTTTACATTTACCTTGTCTTTTAGAAAAAAGAGCTTTGTGAATATTATAAACAGGCATTATAATATTCACAAAGAAAAAATTATATAAAAACAATTAAGGGATTTGGCACCACCTTTTCTAAAGGTGGAATTGGATAAAACTTGGCGACATTGCAATACCGCAAATTCCTTCGTTATTTCTAGAATCGGTACGTGCAATTTTAACGTAACCTTCTTCACCCCAGCTGCTTGACCAAGAGTTCTTGACCAACCAATATTTTTTCCCATCATCTTCTCCGTAACCAATAATCAAAACTCCATGGTCTAATTTTGTTCCACATTCAACAGAATCCAAAATACCTCCTGCATAAAATTGAAAATAACGTGTATCGGCTTCAATTGCAATAGCAACCGGTTGTTGAGAAACAGCAAATTTTAGTAAAAGTTCATCATTAGGCGTAACGTCGTTACATGAACCCTTTGTAATTTCAATAACACTACCACAGTTTTTAGTTTGACAGGAATCTTCTGTTTTGATTGTTCCAGATACATATGGATATTGTGTTGCACTGCATAATCCGTTTTCAATTATAAATTTAAAACCACCATCCATTTGTCCACCACTACATCCATGACTTCCATAATTAAAACCATTTGCACAATCAACCAATTCTTGTTCTGATAAATCAATTAAATTACCTGTAGAAATTGCCCATGCACCTTCAGTTGCAGCAGTTGAAGAAAATGCCCAACAACTTCCGCATTGCCCTTGATCTTTTACCGAAGTAACAGCGCCTTTTTTTCTCCAATCAATTGAAATAGGTAGATCATCCATAATATCTACATCATTGGAAGAAAACATCTTACAACCATATCTGTTTGATTCCGTTAAACCATTAGCATAATATTTTTTAAACTCTTCTGGTGTTAAATCACTAAAATGATTTACATGCAAAGTAAAATTGTAATTATTCTGTAAATTATGAGAGAGAATTATTTGTAAATTGTCGCGAAATATCTCAAAACGAGATTCAAACTGTTCTAAGGAATCATAATATTTATTATATTTTTGTTGAAAATTTAGAAACTCACTCCATTCTTGTTGTTCTGTTAAATTTAAATATTTGGATATTACTAATCCTAAATTTGAAGATAGTAATGTGATGTATAAAGGGAAAAATACAACTCTAAAAAAATACATTTATACTTTAGTAATATAGATATATTTATATTTTTTATTTTTAATATATAAGAGATATAAATGGTAAAAACCAATAAAAATCTATCAAATAAACATAGTAATAAAAACAAAAATAATTTGACAAAAAAAGTTCGTTATAAATTAAAAGGCAACGAGTTAATATTAAGAAAAAATTGTCCAATTGGTCTAAAAGCTTTTGAAAAAAAATATCAAAATGAATTCAAGACAAATAAATTGTATAATTTATCTACACATAAATTTACAAAACTATTATTATCCAAATTTGCACCTTCTTCTATTACACCAGAAAATGACTTTTATTCTTATATCAATTACAAGTGGCTGGAAGACGTGGAACTTGAAAAACAACAAAAATATATTGTTCAGGTTGATGATTTTAGACTAACCCAAGATAAAGTGTATCATGAGTTACACGATATTATGATGGATTATATGAAAAACAATAATACAAAACTTGCAAAAATTATGAAAAACTATTATTATTCTGTCATCAATATGAATTCAATCAATGACAGTAAAATGAAAGCTAAAGAGTCTATTTCTTCGTTTGAAAGTATCATCAAGGAAGGAAATCCGTGGAAACTATTGGCACATATAAATCAAAGCTATATTTATAATTATTTAGCCCCTTTTGTTTTTATGATTAGTCCTGATGATAAAAATTCTACTATTTTTAGAAGTTATATTAATCCACATCAATTCATTTTATTAGATTTAAATGTTTATTATGATGATGGAACAAACGTAGAATATAAAAAAAATTATAGATATCAATTTAAAAAATTTTGTAAGAATGTATTTGAATTATGTTTAGGAACGAACCATGGGTATAATACAGACGATGTTTATGAGGTTGAAGTTGAAATATTCAATATTCTGGGTTGTCAAGATATAACGAAAAATGAAAAAAGTTACAATAAGGTTACTAAAAAAGAAGCATTAGAAAAATATGATTTTGATTGGGATGAATTTTCAAAACAATTGGGCTTCAAAAATACACCTGATTTTTTTATTACTTCTAGTTTGAATTATTTGAAATGTGGTACTGAGTTATTTTTAAAAAATTGGAATTCTGAAAAATGGAAATGTTATTGGATATATATTTATTTACAAACCTTTTGTAGAATTACAAGAAAATGGGAAAAATTATACTATAATTTCTTTGGTAAATTTGAACGTGGTCAAGAGGCTATCAATAGAACAAATGCGGTTAGTTCGTCTTTATATATGTCAATACCATTTGACAGTTTCTTATCTCAAAAATATGTTGAAAAACATTCGGATCCTGCAAAAATAGAATACGTTAAAATACTATGTAATGATTTGAGATTAGTATTCCATAGAATTATGACAAATAATACATGGTTATCACCCTCTACAAAAAAATATGCATTATATAAATTAAAAAAATTAAATTTTGTTGTTGGTTATCCTGAAACAGTAAGAGAAGATCCTTTATTAGATTATAATCATTCATTGTATCACAATATATTCTTAATTAGTAAATGGAGACATGATAAATTTATTGATTTAGAAGGTAAAGACGTGATTGATTTACCTTTTGTTGATTTTTCACAGTATCCATTAAAATTAACAGGAAATCAACCTTATATCGTAAATGCATCTTATACACCGTCCAAAAATAGCATTTATATTAACTTGGGTTATATCCAAAAACCTTTTGTTGATTTAGATGAACGTGGTATAGAATATAATTTGGCCCATTTGGGTTTTACTATTGGCCACGAGATGTCGCACGGGTTTGATGATTGGGGTAGTCAATATGATGCAGAAGGGAATTTGAATGATTGGTGGACCGACGCAGATAAAAAGAAATTCAAGGCTATACAGAATGATGTTGTTGAACAATACGAGGAGTTTGCTGCGAGAGATGGTATTAAATTTGATGCTTCTATTGGTATTGGTGAAGATTTAGCTGATATATCTGGTATGGCTATATGCAATAGATATTTAAAAGACTATCAGGATAATAATAATGATTTAATTCCTATTAGATATGTTTCTTATGAAGTTTTCTATATTTATTACGCATTCCAACAAAAGCAAAAAGTATCCAAAAAGGCTCTCTCTGCACAGTTAAAAACAAATCCCCATCCATTGGATAAATATAGATGCAATGTGCCTTTGTCACGTTCTCAAATTTTTAGATCCGTTTATAATGTTAAAAAGGGTGATGGTATGTGGTGGAAAAACACGGATACTGTATGGTAATTAATCTATATTCTTATCTATTGTGACATTTTTGGCAATTTTCTTGATTATTTTGGTATCTTTTTCATAATCATCATCTCCTTTTCCTCCCATGGCTTCATATACTATTTTATTATATTGACTATTCTTTTTGGAATCATATTCTTCGCAATCTGGATATTTATCTCTAAACTCTTTGAGCATGCAAATATTTTTATGTGCAATCATTCTTATCGCTTTTCGTAATTTCTTATTTGTTTCATCTTCCTTCTCCCATATATTTTCATCTTTTACATACATGACTTCTCTCTTTTGATCTGTGCAATGAACGGGTCGTTTTTCTACGTCCATTTCTTTTAAATTTTTAATGATTATATTGGATATTCCTTCAATATAACCGACTTTTCCTACGTTTTCTAGATCAGATACCTGTAATTTTACCGATTCTACAAAGTCCATAATATTCATCGCGTCTTTGCATGTCTCATTCAGAAAAAATTGCAGATTAAACGTTTTATTATTACAATTATTATTACTAATATTGGATGTATAATTGGTCTGACCTTGTTTGCAAATATCAAATATGCTCTTTTGTAATTCTGTATTACTTTTAACCATTTCAAAAATAAGACCTGTTAAAGCTTGAATGTCTGTTTGTGGTTGTTGTGTTGTTATATGTATATTTTCATCTGTTATATTAGTAGATTTTCCAGTATTAAATTCACATTTATTCTCATGATACCAATGACTATTTCTCGCCTTGTAACTTTTTTGACAAAATTTACAAACAAATTTTTTGTCTTGATCGGCGTTTTTTTGTTCTAAATTAACGGTTGTTGTTCTATGTAAGTGTTTTTGGGTTGCTACGTGTCTTACCCAATCGCTTTTTTTACAGCATTTGAAGTTACAAAATTGACAATCTAATAAAACGGCGTTTTTTGGTGTAAAAAACATTCTAATATTCTATATTACTTATAGAACAAATTTTACATCTAAATCCCTTTTTTGAAAAATAACAAAAATTTATGCTAACGAAACTCAAATTATTTTTTTGGTAACCACACGATAAAATTAAAATATGGTCACAAAGTTAAATTTTCTCCAAGACCTTTTTGGATTTTTGAAAAATGGACAAAAAAAATGTCCAAATTTGAAAATCCCAAAATACTTTTGGAAAAAAAAATACAGTTAATATAATAAATCCACCAATTGGCTTAAAGCCAGCTTATAAAAAAGCACTAGTATCTGTTGGTTTTGCAAATTTTGCAATATTCAATTGTTTGTGATCTATCAGGGTCTATGTCTATTAAATCTGTTATCCATTCATGTTTGCAAATGGATATTAGCTTACTTCGTATTTTTTCATTTAAAAAAATCAACTGCTTTAAATGCTCGTCTTGTTGATTTAAATTCGCATTTATTTCAGTTATATATTTGTTATATTGTAAAACATCTTCGTTAACATTCAAACTGGTATCAATTAAATTTAAAATTGTTTCTTCTTTCATTTTTGCATAATTATTATTTATTTCTTTTAAATAAGCGATGGTGTAATCATTCTCGTTTTTCATTTTTAATAAATAATCTAGATTCATTTTGTACACTATTTATTAAAATTTGTAAAAAAATTTTTAAATTATTTATATAATATAATTTTTTATATTTTTATATAATATAAAAATGTCTAGGAGGGTAGATTTTAGTAATAATAATTCTGTAGCGGAGACACACGGAGATTCAGAATCACGAAGATCAGGGACAGCAACGCAAGGAAGAAATGAAGAACACGTAATGAGCCAACTTGATAGAAAATTTGGGCAAACAGGCAATGATGCTATTCTTAGATTAAAAGGCCCCCCACCAAGTGGACCAGAAGTTACGAATACTTTATTTAATAGTGGAAGATGGGGTGGACGCCGTAAAACAAAACGCAACCAAAAAGCGAAAAAAAGTAGAAAGACTAGAAGGGTGAGAAGAAGTAGGAAGAGTAAAAAGAGTCATAGAAAAACTAAATAATAAGCTCATATTTAACATTTTTAGTCATAATATAAAAAATGTTAAATTCATAAAGTTATTTACATAAATAATTAAACATACATGTTATAAAGTGCGGAAACGTTTTCCTTATTTACTTTAATTAATTTATCTACAGTATCTTTTGTAATTGTCAATGGAAATTCAACTTTAATTGACATATCTTCTTCAAACAAGTTGGTTCCTGGTTTCATCAAACGGTAAAGATTCAATTTTGTATGGATTATTTCCAAACAACGTTTCAAATTACGAACACCGTCTTCTTTATTGCAATGAGTGTCTACCAGATATTGAATAACTTCATCTGGAATAACAATTTCATCATTATTAAAACGAACTTGTTCACGGATTTTTGGCAATAGATAGCTGTTAGCAATTTGAGTCTTTTGTTTTTGATTATAACCCTTAGTTTGAATGCGGTACATTCTATCTTTTAAAATAGGGTTGACCTTTGATTCATCATTGTAACTGAATATAAATAAGCATTTACTTAGATCAAAATTAATTTCTGCAAAATACTTGTCATGAAATTGACTATTTTGACTTGTATCTGTTAAATGTGTCAAAATACCTGCGATTTCTTCCCCCCTTGGTGTGTCACTAATTTTATCCAACTCATCAAAATAAATGACTGGATTCATGCATTTACTGTCAATTAAAATTTGAACTATTTTACCCCATGTACTACCTTCATATGTATAAGAATGACCCTCTAAAAAGCTACTATCTGTTGCACCACCGAGTGCGATGAACGCAAAAGGTCTGTTCAAAATTTTACTGATACCCTCTTTTACAAGGGAAGTTTTACCAGTACCTGGTGGGCCGTGAATTGCGATTGCTGTACCGATCGCCTTTGGATTGGTAAGGAGTTGGCCTAACATTTGCATAATTTGCATCTTGGCATCATTTAATCCATAAACAGCATCATCTAATGTTTTTTGAGCGTTTTCCATAAATTCATGACATTTATCTACACCATCTTCAATACTAAATGGCAGTGACTCAAAATTACTAAATGGAATGCGCATAAAAGTATCAACCCAGTTTTTGATTTTATAAAATTCACCACTACCAGGTTCCATATATTTCAAAGAATTAATTTTTTTCATTGCGGCACCTTTGAATAAAGTTGGAATTTCAGATTCTAATAATGTCATTCTATATGGTTTTTCAATACGGGTTAATTTATTGATTTCTTTCAATTCTTTGATGATTTTCTTTTGATTATCTATTTCTAGATTTTCAAAAAATTTGTAATCATTCATGGTATTTTTATCTTTGATTATTTTTCGGAAAATTCTACCGTTTTTTGCCTTTTGTTTTGTCATTTTTTTCTCTTGTTTTGCTTTCGTTTTTTTGATATCATCTTCACAAACATCAATGCATTTTTGCAATAATTTATTATTATTTTCTTGGGATAATAATTCTTTCAATTTGTCCAATACTGAATCATTTGTATTATTGCTTTCAGCATTGTTGTCAACGGCGTTATTTGCTTTATCACCATTTTTAAGAAGATTTTTTAATTTTTCAATTAAATTTTCATTTTTACCTTCATGTTCAATATTTTTTTCCTTTTTAGACAATTGTTTACCCTTACCTTTATATGTCGTCAATCCCTTTTTACTTTTTTTTGATTTTTTGATAATAACTTCTTCTTCATCTTCTTCTTCATCTTCATCATCGTTATCATTTTCTTCTTCGTCTGCTTCGTCTTCACTTGATGAAGCAGATGAAACTGAAATATCCTCATCCTCGGTTTCATCATCATCATCTTCTTCGGAATCATAATCTTCATCCCATTCATCTTCGTCTTCTGCTCCACCAATTGTAAAGATGATGTTTAATTTTTCACTTCCTTTGATTTCTATGTCATCATCGTCATCATCATCATCGTAATCTTCTTCATCATCATCATAATCATCCTCTTCTTCAACAACCTTTTTTGATTTCTTTGATTTTTTATCATTTTTTGATTTAGAGGTTTCTTTACCTTTATTCTTATCTTTAGAATTTGTTTTTGATTTTGCATTAGTCTTTCCTTTTGAACGAGTGATAATTTGATTTTCATCCTCTTCATCTTCATCTTCATCATCTTCATCTGTTTCCCATTCTTCCTCATCATCTTCTTGAAGTTTTTCGTATATTTTTTTGATTTTTTCACCTGCTGCAATTTTTTTATCTAAATGTTTTGAAGGAAATATTTTAGATAAGAATTTTCTATATTCATGAACATCCATTTCGTCACTGTCACTTTCACTAATGAAATCATCTCCTTCGTCATCAGAATCAACGTGTTGCTTTTTTTTTTTTGAAAGTTCTTCAATTTTCTTAGTTGATTTTTTCATTTGTTCTTTTTTTGCAGATAATTTATTTGAGTTTTCTCTTGTCATTTTGTTTTGTATTAATATTTTAATTTATTTTTAAATAATTATCAATTTTATTTTTAATAAATAATTATTTTTTACGTCCTGCAAATTTTTTACCTTTTGTAAAATAATTAAATGCTACATATAGCAAATAAAATACCATGGCTAAAAAGAAGAACATTATAATTAGATTCACTAGTTTTGTGATAGAACAATAGAACGAATTACTATTTGCATCACAATGAACGGTTGAACCAAACATTCCAAAAATACCAGATCCCATAATACCTCCATTATTAGGAGCTGCATTATTATTTTTTACACTAATTTTACCTTTTCCCATTTTAATGATGTATATATAACTACAATAAAAAAATAAAAACCAATTTATATTTACGATAAAATAGTTTCTAATGTTTCTTGAGAACATTTATCAAAATCATATAAAACTGTATTTTCAATTGGTTTCTTAAATCTTTCATGATAACGACCATCATTACCGTCGGTATATTCATAATTTGGAAAATAAACTAATTCAACCGTTTCTGAAAAAAATGCAGCCGCCCATGATAATGTTGAACAAGAACAACATAAAATTTTAGCATTTTTCATAATATGATAATCTGTAATAACATCATTTGATTCTAAAACTATATTATATCTTTTCATGAAAAAATCTATATATTTTTCTTCTAATTTTGTTGTGATTTTATTAACAACAAAACAAATTTGTTTGTCTTTATAGACATCTAGTATTTTACTCAATGATTCAGGATTCATTGATAGGTCTAAAGTTATAAAATCCTCTAAGCGTAAATGAACAACTATTTCATAATTTTTATTAATATTTGTAATTGGTTTTAATAAATTGATTGCTTTATATGCTTTTTGAGGATAATTAAATTCATTAATGTTTCCAACATTCCCATCTGTTATGATTAAATCTTCAGGGTTATTTTCTATATGTTTAATTAATTCATTTTTATATTTTTTTAAAATATCTTCATGTTGAAAAAAACCTTGAAATACATAGTTTAGACTTCTTGATAAATTATCTGGTATGCCCGCAGATAAAACATAATCTTTCCAGTGTATAAAGTTAAAATCAGTAACAAGAAAAGTATTTTCATTTGACTGAATATCATATTTTCTTTCCAAGTTATAAACAATAGAAAAAACACTACTAGCCAAATATCTAAATATTGCATTGCCTAAACGTCCTTGGGGTTTATCGCATACAGACATAATTTATATATTAGATGTATTAAATATCTTTTAAATAATTTCCGCAAAATTAATAAATATTTTTGTGTTTAAAATAAAATTGATTATAAAACAATCTAAATATATTTATATAAACAAAAGAAGATGCCGAGAAATACTATTGCGAGTAATAATTCCACTAATTGTTCTAAAATTATTGGAATTCAGTTTAGTATTTTATCTCCGGATGAAATCAGGAAGGGTTCGGTAGCTGAAATTACAAGCAGAGATACATATATTAATAATAAACCAGTTATTGGTGGCTTGTTTGATCCTCGTATGGGTGTATTGGAGGCCGGTCTAATATGTCCTACTGACGGTTTAGACTATATGTCAACCCCAGGCTATTTTGGTCATATTGAACTAGCGCGTCCTGTATTTTATATACAATATTTGAGTACTATTCTAAAATGCTTACGATGTGTCTGTTTTAAATGCAGCAAATTATTAATTAGCAAACAAAAATATAAACAAGCTTTAAATTTACAAGGAGAAAACAGGTGGAAATATGTATTTAAATTAGTTAGTTCTATAAAGAGATGTGGTGAAGATACTGAAGATGGTTGTGGTTGCCTTCAGCCAACTAAAATTAGAAAGGAAGGTTTAGCAACTATTTATGCTGAATGGGTTAGTAATAATGCGGAAACTGAAAATATTGTTATTAAAGTGACACCTGAAATGGTTTTAAAAATATTCAAGCGTATAGCCGACGAAGACGTATCTTTTATGGGATTCAGTCCTATTTGGTCTAGACCCGATTGGATGATTTGTCAAGTTATGACTGTGCCGCCTCCGGCTGTGAGACCATCTGTTAAACATGATGCTCAACAACGATCGGAAGATGATTTGAGTCATATTTTGGTGAATATTATTAAAACAAACAAAACGTTACAGGAAAAAATACAAAACAATGCTCCTGCTAATGTGATTGATGATTGGACTACTGTGCTGCAATACTATGTGTCTACACAAGTGGATAACAAGATTCCTGGTGTTGCATCCGTTGCACAGCGTTCTGGCCGTCCATTGAAGTCAATTAAAGATCGTTTGAATGGTAAAGGTGGACGTATGAGAGGCAATTTAATGGCAAAACGTGTGGACTTTAGTGCTCGTTCTGTTATTACAGCGGATCCCAATATTTCAATTCGTGAATTGGGAATTCCTTTGAAAATTGCTAAAAATATTACCAAACCTGTTACTGTTAACAAATTGAACAAGGCATTTTTGACAAAATTGGTACAGAATGGGCCTGATGAATGGCCTGGTGCGAAGATTTTGGAAAAGAAGAATGGTGAGTCAATTACTTTGCGTAATATTGACCGTAATTCTATTGTGCTTGAAGAAGGCGATATTGTGCACAGACATATGATGGATGGGGATGCTATTCTCTTCAATAGGCAACCTACTTTACATCGTATGAGCATGATGTGTCATATTGCTAAAATTATGAAACGTGGCGACACGTTTAGAATGAATGTGGCTGACACAAAACCGTACAACGCGGATTTTGACGGGGATAAACTTTAAATGTGCAGATTTATCTTGTCCCCAACAGGTGACCGCTTGTTAAGTTGTAGATAATACTTAATAAGGAAAACGTTGTAATATCTACTAATTCAATTAGAATTAATATAATCACCTAGTCATTTAAATATAAAATAATATAAATGTTTCTTGCTTAAATATATAATGGATGAATTACTAGAAAAAGAAGATTCGCATAAAATTATTGGTGAAATATATAAAATAACAAATTTAATAACAAATAAAATGTATGTTGGACAAACTAGAAGTCATTATTTAAATAGAGGAAAATATAGACCATTTGGACATATTGGAAGATTTAAAAAACATTTAAATGAAGCAAGTAGAATTAATAATAATTGTTCGTGTACTTATTTGAATAGTACGATTAATAAATATGGTGCTGAAAATTTTAAATGCGAATTATTATATTCTTGCGACGTAAATGATTTAGATATTTATGAAGTAAAATTTATTTATGAATTAAATACGAGATTTCCAAATGGTTATAATTTAACAAATGGTGGCCAAAGTTGTGGTTTTGAAAAAGGTAAAAAGGTTGTTTTGGAAAAAGTATTTAAGCCAAAAATAGATTTGTCAATAAATCCAAATCTAAAAAGAAGTGAAAAAACAAAACAACTGATTTCCAAACGTTTGAAAGACTATAAAAGTAATCCACAATTTAGACTAAATGAAATGAAGAGAGTCCAAAAACAACATTCTGTTAATAGATTTGAAAAATATAAAGATGTTAATATTGATAGTAATAATATTGATAAATATATTTTAACCATTAAAAATAATACATTAGGTTATGAATATGTTAGAGTAACCCTTAATAAAATGCGAACAACTTTTGTAGGAAAATATGAAACAATAGAGCAAATAAAAAATAGAGCAAGACAATTTATATTAGATATATTGGAATGGCAACGTATCCAAACTGCTGGAACTTCCTTAGAGCCTTCACTACCACTCACATATGGAAACATTCGTGAGGAACTCGTTTAATTGACGAACCCAAAGGTAAAAACGTGAATGGATTGGATAATCAGCAACCAAGCCCCTAACCTCGCTAATGGTAAGAGTATGGGGAAGGCTCAGAGACTAGATGTTT